CTATATGATGTATATAATAGTGCCATCACGATTTCGGACTTTACAACCGCTCAAGGAGAATTTACTTCGATGGGATTAGACGGTAGTAATGGTCAAATTCTTAAGACAGGACAATCTTTATATAGTGCGGATATTAATAGAAATAAATCAATCGATGGAGGGGATTTACCAAGGTTATTAGGTCAGGTTGTAGGGATTGATACTATCACAACCGTACCTCAAGGGTATACCATAGGAAGTGGGGGATTTATGTCGCTACCAACTTGGAGAGCGACGGATGCAACAACAATTGCAGGCCAAGTTGAGTGGTGTGTTCTTGATATTAATGGATACAATCAAAATGTTTCAAAAGTTAGTATTGATTTAAGAGAGTTTGTTGGAACTAATGTATTACCTGAAAACATTAAAAGTTTACAATTATTTGATTTGTACTCAGGTCCCGTAGAATTTGTTAGTAAAGACGGCACGTGGGCATACTATAGGGTACCATCAGGGTTTTCAACAATTAGTAGTACAACATTTACACCTTATGTAAGAAATATGGGTAACAATGGTTACGGTATTAGGTCAGAATTTGAATTTAACACTTCTCCTTCCAATTCATGGGGGTCAATTACCACAACAAATTGGAAAGACATCACATTCCCAACAACTACAATTAAAACTGGTTTATTAGGTTCAAATATTATGTTGGATTTAAAATATCTTTTATGGGGGGATGTTAATCGTTCACACTCGTCACAAGTTGTGACCAGTTCAAATGGTATTAGTTCGGTTCAAACAAACGCTGTTAATAGTTTATCCACAAATACTGCATTTAAGGTTATGTCAACACAGAATTCATTTATTAATACACCAAATAACATTGGTTCAATAGATGTTAACTTATCTAATATAACCGTTGCTTCAAACACAGTTGAAATTCCAATTTCAGTGTCGACAAATGGGGCTAACGTAGGTGGGATACAATTTGAGTTCCATTACGACCCAACTAAAATCAAGTTTGAAGAATTATTACCAAGTGTACCAAATACTTGGTATGTATTTGCAAATTCGGTTAATGGTAGAGTTAAATTCGGAGCTTTAGACCAAAATAAAACAAAACCAATTAACGGAACATCAATACCGTTTAAATTGAAATTTTCAACAATCGGTATTGGAGTGAATATTTTAACATCAGTTAGAGTTTCAACTACAATGGACGCAAGTAATTCAAACGGTACTCAATTAGGTATTAATTTAAACACTACACAAATAAAATTAACAGGATATAACAATTTTTAAAATGAAAAAAATCACATTAATCTTAATAGGAATATTTGTTATGGTTGGAGGATGTTCAAAATATGAAATCCAAGAAATTAAACCAATTGATTTCGGGGTTAAATCAGTATTAACCTCAATTAAATCTATAAATCAAACAGGTAACATTGTTACGGTAGTTTTTGAAACTACTGTTGGTGCAAAGTATTCGGTGCAAATAACACCATTTGGTAGTGAAACACCTGTAAAAAAAGAAGGATTTACTGCAACAGAAAGTACCACTCAAAAAGTGTATGACTTGTCTAATTTATCTAAAAAAGATTACGACTTAACTTTTATAGATATTTATGGTAAAGAGGTGAAATACCCAATAGTTATTAAATAATATAAACTAAATAAAATTAAAAAAAAATGAGTGAAGAAACAGAAGACCACAACGACGGAACATGGTCGGGATTAAAAAAAACTATTATTGGATTATTAACAACAGTTGTATTAGGAGCTGGTGGTGTAATAACAAATAAATTAATTGGTGGTGAAGAAGAGGCGGCACCTGTACAACAAGCAGCACCTGTAATTAACATTAATAATACCCAAACTCAACAGCAATCTGCTGGAGGTAGTAAAACAGTAATTATTAAAGAAAAATCTAGTGCACCTGCACAACAAGCAGCACCTGTACCTAAACCTAAGAAAAAAGAAGGAGACGAATTTAAAGAAGAGGCTCCAAAATGGTAAATAATATGCAAGAGAACACAGGTTTTAAAGAACTTTTAAACAAGATGATGTCCAAAGATTTACCAAATAATCCAATTGTTCCAACATCACTTGAACCATTAGTATTACCAACAAGTAATGAAGTTGGACAAACTGTCCAAGTAAGTGTCCAACCTAAAACGGGTGTTGAAACTGATGAGGATGGCGATGGTGTAATGGATGGATTGGATTTTGACGGTGATGGCAAAATTGACGAATATTTTGCACATAGACAATGTGACCACGTTTGGGGTGACCAAGATGGTGACGGTGAAGAAGAGTGTTTAGTTTGTGGTAAAATTAAAGACATAATATAAAAAAATAACAATACAATGATTAAGAAAACATATAAAAAATTCGAACAAATTATCTTATTTTATTCTTTGTTGATTTACATGGGAGTATTCTCCTATGTAAATTATCAAGAATTACAAACCTCTAACTGGATGGCTATTTTATGGTTAATACAATTTTTTGGTTTGGCAACATTACTCGGTTTGTATGGTAAAAAAAGAGGTTGGAAGTGGCCTCAAAGATAGAAATGAGGTATTTATTAATAATCGTGGGACTACTTGTCTCAACGTCATCTTTTGGTCAAACAATAGGAAAAACTCAAACTGAACAATACAAAGCGTCATTTGAGACCGCAATCGATATTAGTCAATTCTTGGATTATGAAGGGCCTCAAATCCCAATCCAAATATTAAAAGCTGGCATTTCAGACGAAATGTATGAGATGTATCCTGAACTTAAAGAAAAAAGAGTTGGGTTAGGGGTTGCAAATATCTCTATGGAATATCTTGAAAACCTTAATCGTTTTAAATTCACTGAAGATAAAACGGAGATTAAAAACAGAATGGTAAAACAATTCCAAGCATCTCAAGCAGGTATTTCAGAAAATAAATTGGATGGTAGAGGTAAAATAAATTTAGCGGAATATTTTGTGACTATCGAATGTTATGATTATTCAATATCTGAAGATGAAACAATCAATCTAAAAGACGGTGTTAAAAACTTAATGGTTACTCGTATTGGTCTACAAGTTAGATTCACCAATGCAGAAACAGGGGTTGTATTCGGAGCATCAGGATTAGGTGAGGCTAAGACAACAAGAGAATTAACTTTGTTGTCAGACGCAACAGTTGACCCTGTTAAATTTAATCAATCAACAATATCAATCGCAACTAAAAAAGCTTTAGATATTGCGTGTTCAAGAATATTAGATAGAATGATTAAAAAAGGTATTTTTACGAAATAATACTCTCAAAACAAAAAAATGATAATTGAAAGGTTTAAAAATACTATTAACGATATTATTTGTGGTTTTCCTCACCCACAAGTCTCAAGGACAGGTGGTCACTCAGACCTACCTAGACCCTTGTGATTTAAAAACCTATGTTGTTACAATACCAATACAGACTAACACTGGAGTCTTAGTAATAATTAGAGGTAGTTCAAAAGTATTCACTTATTCACAATTTACAAACGGAGAAGTAACAACTTGGATTAATTCAATCTTCGCAACTCCGTGCCCCTCAACAACAATTGTTACACAAACAGTTACACAAACAGTTACACAAGCGGTAACTCAATCAGCAAGTTCTGCCGCTTCGTCATCCGCATCATCTGCAGCGTCATCTGCAGCTTCATCATCAACAACTCCAACGTCATCCTCATCTCAATCTTCCTCTCAATCTTCTTCATCAGGAGAGTCTGGTTCTTCAGAGACATCGTCAGTAGGGTCAGAAGAAAATAGTTCGGGAGGTGAAAGTAAGTCTGAATCAAAAGATGAGAAAAAGTCTGATGAAAAAAAGAAAGAGGAAAAGAAAAAAGTCGCTCCCGCAAATCCTATGTTAGTAGCGTCCGATTTAACATCGGCACAAGGTCCTGACTTTAAATATAATGCAATAGCATCCTTTGGAATTAGTCAATCGTCATTGGCGGGTAATGAGACTTGGAGTACAAATGCCATGATTTGGAGTACCTTAAATCAATTTGCGTTAAGTGGGGGATACACTAAAATGGATTTTCAAAAAGGTAAATTAAACACTATACATTCGTATTCTGTAACCACAGCTTATTTAGAAGGAAATTATATGGGATTAATAGGGTACACTAATGTTAAACCTAATCCAAAATTTGGAACTTATGGATATAACGTCGGACTAATAACTTTATTGTTAAAGAATAATGAAGTTATTAATTTTAAAACAGGAGAAACTAAAGAAGTTTTTAATACATCACTTTCAACATCGTTAGTTGTGTTTTGGACTAAACCATATTCAGTACAACCTAAAATCACTTTATCGCCACAAATTTTTTTAATGAACTCTCCAATAGCGTGGAATTCAAAAACAGGTGAAACCACCGTCAATAGACAATTATCGTTCTTACTTGGTTCATCATTTGATTATAAAATTAGTAAAAGATTTGGTTTGAGTTTAAACTATAGACTTTCAGGGGATTCACAAGTAGGGTCTCCGTTACTTAATAATTTCTTGGTAGGTTCAAGATTAATACTTTAAATTATGAAAAAAATATTAGACATCCGACATTTTATAATCTTAACATTGATTTGTGCTTTATTCTTTTTAAGAGGACATAATAACACAATAACCAAAGAAGTTATTAAAGAAGTACATGGCGAGGTTATCCATGATACAGTCCCTGTTATTGAATATTTGGAAGGGGAGGACATATATCACGACACAATCATATATGTACCAACATTAGTTCATGTAGATACTTTGGAAATTCTTAAAGAATTTTATTCAAAGAATTTATATGTGGACACCATAAAATTAAATAATAATCAAGGATTTGTTTATATAATAGATAGTATTTCAAAAAATAATATTCTTTCAAGAAAATGGAGTGCGACTATTAAACCAAAAATTGTTAGAGAACAAGCACCCGAACCACCTAAAGTTAGAAATCAGGTTTATGTCGGATTAAATGCTGCGTGGAGTGAAAAAGATTGGGTTAATTCGTTGGGAACCAACGTTTTATTTAAAACCAAAGACGATAAGATATTTCAAGTTGGAGTTGGTGTTGCAAATAGAACGTTTGATGGTTACAGTGGAGGATTTATACCTTATATTAATAGCGGCGTTTATTGGAAAATAAAATTTAAAAAGGATTAGAGGTATTTATAATAAAACCGATTACCGATGGATTTAAGAAAATTAATTAAAGAAACTTTAGAAGAGCATATTGACAAATCTTTAATACTAAAAGAAAGTGTTGAAGTGTCAGAAGAATTGCAGTACCATATTGATAATGGAATGACATTAACTAATAATGTGTTTAGAATGTATTCTGAAAAATACTTCAATTTAGTTAACGAAGTTAGAGAACTTTGGAATGAAGGTAAAATTGACCTTAATGAAGAAGATGCCTTAATGGCCGAGTCCGATTTAGGTAAAAAAGTTAAAATAGGTAAAAATTATGTCTATTTAGATGCACCTTATGTTTATGAAACAGAGACTGAAGAAGATATTTTAGCCGAAGCTGAACATAGAGGTAAAAAGGTTAATATCGGTAAACCATTTAGAACACCAGGTGGGCCTAAAAAGTTTGCAGTATATGTTAAAAGTAAATCAGGTGGGGTTAAAAAAGTTACATTTGGTGACCCTAAATTAAAGGTTAAAAATGCAAATAAAAAAGCTGCAAAATCATTCAGAGCTCGTCATAAATGTTCTGAAAAGAAAGACAGAACAACCGCAGGATATTGGAGTTGTTCAATTGGTAGATATGCCAAACAACTTGGGTTGTCATCCTCAAATTCTTGGTAATGGAAATAGAAAAAATAGAAAAGTACTTACAGGTTTACCTTGACGATGTTATAACACCTCAGATTAATAATGAATTAGTTGGAGAAGGTGACGAACCAATAAAAATTTCAATTTATAAAGTAATTTTTGGTGAATCAAACCCAAATAGAATAGCGTTTTTTTTGGACATGGACCCTGATTGGTCTAAAGGTAGTTATACTTACAGAATTAATTCGGATATATCGAATTTTTTTAAAATGTTAGGTCTTGATAAAAGTTTACACATTTATTGGAATCAAAGACCGTTATTTTAATATGGAACATCCCTTTCAACAAATAGAAAAAGAAGGAAAGTTAGTTAGGACTTTTAGTCCTGATGTTGATTCAGATGAATTGAAGTGGCATCAAGACCTAATGGACCGAAAAGTGACAATTATTGAATCGGGAGGATGGTCATTCCAAATGGAAGACAATTTGCCAAACAAATTGTCAAATGCCGAACAAATTACAATTCCAAAACTTGTTTGGCACAGAGTAATTAGAGGAGAAGGAAATTTAATAGTTGAAATAGAAGAATAAAAAAACCCACCATAAAGGTGGGTTTGTTATTTTAAGCTCTTATGAGTCTTGCGTCCATTGTCATTTCACTAACGTTATCGTCAATTCTTTCTTCCATTTCCATTTCTTCAACCATAGGACCGTCATATGTCGGTTCAGAAAGTGATATTTTTCTAACGTTATATTCACATTCTGACATAACTTGGTTTTGAATCTCAGTTGAACACAACTCTTTATTTGTTTTATCTGAACTAAGAATTCTTCTAACAATAGGAAATAAATATTCGTCAGCGTCCACATATAGATAATCAATTCTTTGGTCTTCCGCGTTCCAAAAACTTAATTCGTTACCATCTTTCAATGATTTATAACCTGCGAATTTATAACCAGTTGTTTTGTTGATGAAGTAAACCAAGATTCCATATTGCCAATATTTCTCGAAGTATTGTTTTTCTTTTTGGTAAGTGGTACACCATCTTGTAGACGCTCCATACTTAGAAGATGCTTGGAAAGTTAAAGGTCTAACTACTAACCATTTATCATCCTCATATTCTTTAATTACCTGACCCTCAAGTTCCTTAGTTAACTCCTTCATACTTGCCAAAGTAACTGCAGACCTCAACTCGTCAATTGTTGAGTAAGACGTAACATCTTTATTCTCAATTTGATTTTTATCCATATAATGAATAAAATCTTTTAGTGTGAAAAAATTATCGTGGTTGAAATAGTCGGCCATATGATGTAAAAAATACAATTCATTTTCCGTTAATCCATCCGTATAAATTCCTTTACTAAGTAAATGTTCATGAATTTCTAATTTAGCCATATCTTTCCTAACCTTATCATTTTCATATTGGTTCATAAAATTGAACCTTTTACCAAATATCTTACATAATAATGGGAAGTACTTATACGTGCTTGTGGTGTCGATTCTTTTAAATAAATCGAACATGGTCATGTTTAGTTCTGGAAACTGTTTCTTTAATTCATCTATTCGAGACATAGTTATATTGTTTTTTTATAATGGTAACTAAATAATTTATTATAGTCAAAAAAAAACATCCCGTAAAATACGAGATGTTAATAAGTTGATGCTGTAGAGGATGGATTCGAACCACCACGAGGAGATTCAATTGATGACATAACGCTTGCAAGCTGGTGGTCTACCCCATATCATCAATCTATTTCTTGGTCCTCACCCCCGAGACAGGAGGGTACGTATGCCAAGGTTATAATTAATACAACCAAATTTCGTCACTCTACAATTTATAAAAACAAAGATACTATTTTTATATAAATAAAACAACATTGACCTTAATTTACTTTGATGTATTTATAGGTAATGAATACGATAGACTTCCCAATAGAAAGAATTAATAAATATCTAGATAATCATATATTTGAGGTTTATTTACAACCAACGCATGATGAGGATTATAGTGTACCCACAAACGTTAAGGTAAAATTAACGGGTGTGAAGGACTATCTTACCATGGGAGACAAATACCCTCACGTCCAATATACAATCACCATCTTACCAACTAATAAGGAGTCTGACGCTTGGAATAAAGCTTGGGGGAGTATGTACGGTAAAGTGTTACCAATTACCACTAGCGGTAGCCAATATTCGGAATTAAGATGGATAATGAATGAAAAATTATCAGATTTTTTACAGTACTTTGGTGTTGAAAAAAAGGCCATCTGTACTGAAGTAGTAAATGAATTAGCGGAAGATAAATTGAATGAATCATTAATATTAGAGGGGAAATTAGATAAACTTACCAGAAAATTAGTACAGGAATTAAAATCTCAGAGGGCCGGATTTAATAAAAGAGTTAAAACTGAGAAAGCTGATTTTGAATCGTTAGTTAGACACTGGTTTAAAAAGAACCCACATAAACACACTTTGAAACCTAACCAACAGGAAAAGGTTATTCAACAAATTTTACAGAAGTAATGAATACAGAATTAAAGGATAGAGACTTAAAAATATTTCGTAAAATATTGATGGAACACTCCTTTGATAAAGATGGATATGAATATCACTTTTTATCAATAGAAACAGATGAAAAAGGATGGTCTTATAATATTGTGGTAAATGTTGTTTTACCTGTTAAGGGCCAATCATACGCAATCCCTGTGTTTAGTGGACATATTCACGATATTCTCAGTAATATTTGGAAATACGTAGGTAGTGATTTTTCATATTCAGAAAAAATATTGGTTGACGGTAAAGAACCTATTAGTAAAGGTCTTTTCATCAGTACAAAAAAACAAAGAGAAGTTTTATCTACAATGAGAAAAGAAGTTAAAGAAGTAACTTTAAAGACATCAATAGGGCGATTGACTTTTGATGTATATTGGAAACCTAGAGAAAAATTTTACTCGTTAGATGATGTATATATTGATTTTGATTTTCATATTGAAATTAAAAATTTTATGATAGATAGTCACTATGTGGTGCCTAATTTAAAAAATGCGGATGAGGTTGCTGGAACTA